GCTTCAAGGATGCAGGCCAACTCAGCCGTGAAGAACTCGTCAGTATCGCCGCAACAGGCAGCGCAGGAGTTGCTCAAGCGGATGGATGCGACGGAGAGCCTGCTCCCGTTCACCAGGTACTGCACTCCTAACTACCAATCGGGTCGTATCCACCAAGTCATCGCCGGGCAGTTAGACCGGGTGGTGTCTGGCGAGATCGACCGGCTGATGCTGCTCTGTCCACCGCAGCACGGAAAATCTCAGTTAGCCTCACAGCGTTTCCCGGCGTTTCGCTTGGGCAGGAACCCAACGCGGGACTTTATTTCCGCCTCTGCAACCTCGACGCTGGCTGAGAAGTTCGGCCAGGACGTGCGGGACTGCATTGCTGGCCCCGCTTACCGGAACCTGTTCGACACGACGCTCCAGGAGGACAGCAAGTCACGGGGTCAGTGGCGGACTTCTCAGGGCGGGAGTTACTACGCGGTCGGCATCGGCGGCGCGGTAATGGGTCGCGGCGCTGACGACCTGATGATTGACGACCCCTTCAGTTCGATGCTGGAGGCGCAGTCGCAGACCATCCGGGAGAAGGTCTGGGACTGGTATACCGGCACAGCGTACAACCGGGTGCGGCCAGGCGGTTCGATAGTCCTGATCTGTCACCGGATGCACGAGGACGATTTGGCGGGGCGGCTGCTCGCGGCGCAGGATAGTGGTGATAAATGGACGGTCGTGGAGCTTCCCGTGAGTGGGGAGCCGTTATGGCCGCAACGGTTCACCCCTGAGTTCTATGCGCGGCTGAAGTCGGTAACCCCGCCGCTTTACTGGTCCGCCTTGTACGAGCAGAACCCGCAGCCTGCTGAAGGCACGTTCTTCCAGCGCGAGTGGTTTTGGCGGTTTAAACCCGTGGATGTCCCGGTTGTCCGGAAGTACCTCACATCTGACTTCGCAGTCACTGAAAAGCAAGAGGCCGACTTCACCGAGCTGGGCATTCACGGTGCTTCTCAGGTAGACGGACGGATCAAGCTGTACCTGGGGATTGATGGCTGGTTTGGTCAGCAGGATCCGAGTCAGTGGATTGAGCAGTATGTGAATCTGGTGCTGAGACACCGGCCCATTGCCGAGTTTGGTGAGGGCGGGGTGATCCAGAGGGCGGTTGAGCCGTTCCTTAATCGTCGGAGACTAGAGCGCAAGGCCCACGGCAGGGTTGAGTGGCTGGCCTCGATCCTAGACAAGCAGGCGCGGGCCAGCAGCCTCAGAGCGATGGCGAGCATGGGCTTGGTGGGACTGCCGGATAACGACTACGGCGAGCGGTTACTGACCCAGCTACTGGGGTTCCCCGCTGGCAAACATGACGACGCGGTGGATATGTTGGGGATGTTGCCCCGAGCGTTGGACATGGCGCACCCGGCAGTGGGTAAAGCAGCGGCCCCGGCGATCAAGAAAGATCGGTACGACCGGGCCTTTGAGAAGCAGGAGAGTAGTGAAGCGTGGTGGGCGTAACAGACAATCAAGATGAGGTTCTGATCGAGCTGGTCAAGAACTTCGATGACTGGCTGGACGCCACCGACGACTCCCGTGAAGAGGCCGAACTGAGCCGGGACTACTACGACGGCAAGCAGCTGTCTGAGGACAAGCTCGCGGCGTTGAAGAAGCGTAAGCAGCCGCCGATCATCGACAACATGATTAAGGACAAGATCGAGTATGTGATCGGTCTGGAGTTGTCATCGAGAAGCGACCCGAAAGCCTATCCCCGGACGCCAAAGCACGAGGCCGATGCGGAAGCCGTTACGGACGCGCTCCGCTACATCGGCGATGCGAACGATTTTCCGACCGTGAAAAGCGACGTGGCGGAAAACGCCTTCATTGAGGGCTTTGGTGGGGCTGAGGTCTACGCCGCGCCGAAGCGCAATGAGATGGACATTCGTATTAAGCGCAACCGCTGGGAGCGGTGTTTCTACGATCCCTATTCCAGCGAGCGGGACTTCTCGGACGCGCGGTATCTGGGCACCTTTATCTGGATGGACCTGGAGGACGCCAAGGCCAAGTGGCCCAAGGTGACGTTCTGGGACGCCGTAGAGGTTGCGATGAAGCAGGGGCAGGGGTCTGACGAGGACCGGCCCGGAGATTTCCACCTGGACCGCTCCAGACGGCGGGTGCGGGTGATTGAGGAATACTGTCGCAAGGGCGGCAAGTGGTACCGGGCCAAGTTCGTCAAGTTCGGGTATGTGGAGGCCTACGGTCCCTCACCCTGGCTGGACGAGGATGGGGAGCCAGAGCATCCCTACTGTTGGATATCGGCCTATGTGGACCGGGAGAACGCTCGGTACGGGTTGGTGCGGCGGTATCGGGATCTGCAAGACGAGATCAACGACCGGCGGTCCAAGGCGCTGCATTTGCTCAACGTGAATCAGTTGTGGGCTGAGGACGGGGCGTTTGATGACCCCCAGTTGGCACGACGTGAGGCGAGCAAGCCCGATGGGCTGATCCTTTACCGGCAGGGTTTTGAAGCCAAGCTAGAGAAGAACCTTGATCTGGCGCTGGGCCAGCAGTCGCTGATGGATCAGGCGCGTCAGGCGCTGAGTGTGACGGGACCGAAGGCGTCAACGTCGTCCTCGCCGAACCAATCGGGCCGGGCAAAGCAGATCGACCGGGAGTCTGATGTTTTGGAGCTGGGCCGGTTATTTGACCAAATTCGCAGTTTCCAGAAGCAGACCTATCGCAAGACCTGGAACCGGGTGCGGCAGTTCTGGACCGAGGAAAAGTGGGTGCGGGTCAGGGACGACGAGGGGGCACCCAAGTTTGTCGCTTTGAACCAGAAGCAGACCGCTGGCGAGGCGGCCAAGTCGATCATGGAGAAGGCGCAGAAGGACGGGTTACAAGACCCCTCAGAACTGACGCCCGAGGATCAGCAGATCCTGCAGATTGCCCAGTTCCAGCCTGATGCGGTCATTCGGATCAAGAATGCCACCGCTGATCTGGACGTAGACATCTCGATAGACGAAGCGCCGGACGTGGTGAGCCTGCAGCAGGAGCAGTTCACTAACCTGGTTGACCTGGCTCGCGCTGGGGTGGTGTTCCCGCCAGAGGTTTACGTTGAGGCATCAGCCCTGCGGAACAAGAAGCAGATCATGGAGAAGCTGAAGGGTGGCGATAACCCGCAAGCGCAAGCCGCCGCACAGGCGCAGGCCCAGTTGCAGCAACGGGGTGCTGAGGCTCAGGTGGCGAAGGTTGAGGCTGAGGTCGGAAAGATCTCCGCTGAGACTCAGCAGAAGGAAATCGAAAATATGGCGGGCCAAGCGGGCCTAGCCGGGATGGCGACCGCCGCCCCGCCGGGGATGATGTAGTTGTGCCGGTTGAGGAGAACACGTCCCTCGCGTTACTGAGGCCGAAGCAGTCCCCGACGCTAGGCTCCGTCCTGTCTCCAGAGCAGGCGGGGCGTTACGGGGGGATGGCCTCTAACGCGCTGAGTGGGGCTTACGCGACGTGGAAGGCTGGCGCGCCGGTGGCCGCTCCGAGCATGAAGGAGGCTGGTGGTCGGATGGCGGTAAACCTGGCCTCGATGCTGGGGATCACGCCGGAGGTGACTGGGGCTTATCGGGCGGCGGGTGGGGATGTGATGAACCCGGCGTTTCGTACCGCGCAGTTGAAGGGGATGATGGGCGCGATCCCGCTGGGGGGGATGACGGTGTATCACGGTTCGCCCCATGTGTTTGACAAGTTCAAGCTGGACAAGATTGGGACGGGTGAGGGCGCACAGGCATACGGGCACGGGATGTACTTTGCGGAAAACCCCAAGGTGGCCGGGCAGTATGCCGAGAATCTAGCAGGGAAGAATGTCGTGGTGAACCGCGCGGCCTCTGCGGAAGCCAACGCTCAAATCAACTCGGTTTTTAAGCAAACCGACTTCAACGGTCCTAAAGATATTGAGGCTGGTTGGCTTAAGGAAGTTGCCAGGCAGACCGTGGAGGGTGGTGACCCGGCTTTGGCTAAGGAGATTGCCGGGCTAAACCCGGCTGACTTTGTGGCTAACAAAGGCTCCCTCTACCACGTTGACATCCCCGACGACGACATCGCCAAGATGCTCGACTGGGACAAGCCGCTGAGTGAGCAGCCGGAGAGTGTGCGGAAGGCGTTGGCCTCGCTGGGCGTTGAAATACCATCGGCGGTCGTGCTTGCTGAGGCCAAGGCGCAGCGCATTACCGCTTTTGATCGCTGGCATAAGGCCGAGTCCGCTCTCCGCTACGACGGGGTAGGGAGTACAAAGAACGTAGAGCATCTCTATAAAGGTTTTCTGGCGGAGCAGAGT